GACAAATTTAAATTTGTTAATATAACTAAGGTCATAGCAAACAGAGCCTCATTCAGACTACCTCTGTGCTAACCTTTCAAAAAGTCTAAACTAACAAGAATCACCTGAGTAAGTACAGGCCCAACTAGTATTGATTGGCGAATCTTTACTGGATTGCACCCTAGAAAACATTCAGCCCCTTTAATGTACGTTTAGCTTTGTAACCCAAAGCCAAATAACAGGAGGATTTATCATGGCTTTTACATCCGCATCGGGTCACGGAAATTTACCAAACGGTAATTTTAGTTCCGTAATTTACTCGAAAAAAGTACAGCTTGCTTTCCGCAAGAGTACTGTTACTGGTGATATCACAAACTCTGACTACTTTGGAGAGATTGCTGCTCAAGGCGATACAGTGAAAATCATCAAAGAACCAGAAATTTCTGTGAGCAGCTATGCTCGTGGAACTACTGTTTCTGCACAAGATCTAGACGATGAGGACTTTTCTCTTGTCATCGACAAAGCAAACTACTTTGCTTTTAAAATTGATGACATCGAAGAAGCACACTCACATGTCAACTTTATGGATCTTGCAACCAACCGTGCAGCTTACCGTTTAGCTGATCAGCATGACCAAGAAGTTCTTGGTTATCTATCAGGTTTTAAACAGTCTGCTTTACATGGAAATGCTGATGCTGTTAATACCACCACAAATGGTACAGTAGCAGTAGCAACTGCTGGTACAGATGAGTTGTTGACTTCAATGAAACTCCGTAAGGATTCATTTGGCAATATTACAACTACTTCTGCTGGGGATCACTCAATTCCACTAGCAGCACGTATGCCAGGTGCTTCAGCACTTCCAACTGCAACAGCTTCACCATCAATGGTTGTAGCTAGAATGGCTCGTTTGTTGGATCAACAACAAGTTGATACACAAGGGCGTTGGATTGTTGTAGACCCAGTGTTTATGGAAATTCTTCGTGATGAAGACTCACGTCTTTTCAACGCAGATTTTGGTGAATCTGGTGGTATGCGTAATGGTCTTGTCTTGAATAGTTTTCATGGTTTCCGTGTTTATACTTCAAGCAATTTACCACAGGTTGGTACAGGTTCTGGTACAACTGGTTCTGCAAACCAAAACGCTAACTTTGGTGTTATTGTTGCAGGACATGATTCTGCTGTCGCAACTGCGGAGCAAATCAATAAAACCGAAACATATCGTGACCCTGACAGTTTTGCTGACATTATTCGTGGTATGCATCTATATGGTAGAAAGATTCTTCGTCCTGAAGCTATCGTAACTGCCAAATATAACGCAGCGTAGGGAGGACTGAATTATGGCATTAGGTGATAACACACTCCAAGCGGCACGAGGTAACTCACAGCGTGGACGCAACCCTTATTATGTTCAAACTGTATTGAACTTAGCAACTGCTTTATCTGACAAAGGTTCTGCTCTTGCAGCATCCGATGCAGTTCCTGTAATTGCTGTACCAAAAGGTACAATGATCTTGAACGCAGGTATTGAAGTTGACACTGCTTCCGATGGTTCTACTTTTACAGTAGACTTAGGTACTGGTGTTGATCCTGACGGATTTGTTGATGGCTTTGACGGTACATCAGCAGCAGCCGTAGTTGCTCAAAACCCTGCAGCATATCAGCCTTTAATGGCTGTAGCTAATGACAACATTGACATGACGATTGCTACATTGTCAGGTGGTGCTGTTACTACAGGTAAGTTCCGTATTTGGGCAGTAATGATGGATTGCACAGATGCAGGTAAAGACGGTACTGCTCAAGAAGTAGACCGTGATACACTAGCATAAAAACAATTTTAGGGCTGGCCTTATGCTGGCCCTAAAACACTTTTTAATAAACAAAAGGATTCAAACATGGCTATAACAACAGCAATGTGTACAAGTTTTAAACAAGAACTTCTTGGTGGTGTCCATGTTTTTGATACCCACACTTTAAAATTAGCATTAATTAAATCATCTATGTCTGGTACATATAGTGCAGCAACTGCTAACTATTCAGATGTTACAGGTAACTCTGACGAAGCTAGTGGTACTAACTATTCTGCAGGTGGACAGAACCTAGACAGTGCTACTATTGCAGTATCTAGCACAACTGCACATGTAGACTTTGCAGATGAGGTATTTTC